TTTTACGCGATTTCGCCCAAGAACAAAGAAACCACTTTGGTTTAAATGCCCTTGTTTTACGTCAGTTTGCATCATAATCAATCTCCTTTAAAAACGGGGCCGAAGCCCCTTGGGTTGATTAGGAATCTGCGAATGGTGTAGCCACAGTACCTGTGCCCAGAATAACGCCGGTCACCATGTATTTGTTGGCTGCCATTGCGGTAATTTGAATCCATGTGCCAGCTACGCCGCCAGTTGTGCCACCGTTCAAGTTAATGAAATCGTTAGATGCTGCGGCTGTGAAACCAACCATAGCGCCAGAAGTGTCAGTGTCAACAGACAACAAAGAACCAACAAACTTGTCAGTGCCGTTTGTGCCAATCTTGACAGAGCTTGTAGCAATAGTTGTGGGAACCCAGATTGTGTAAGTCACGCCTTCGTTGTTGGCTGTGCTTGGATCTTGACCGGGGCCAGATGTTGTGGGGTTAGCCGATGTGTTAATTGCAGGCAATGTAATCACAACGTTAGAGGCAAGAGTGCCGCCAACAGAGATGAAACGACCAGCGTAAGCGTCTGGGCTTAAAGTAACGCTAGAGGTTACTTCCACAGTAGTGGCTGGGCCTTGTTGATAAAAACCGCCCAATGAACGAACTGGGCCTTGAAACGTAGTGCGTGCCATGATGTATTCCTTACATGCAAGTTGGGGTGTTCTGTCTGCATGTCGTCAGCCGGGACTGTCAGAACACCGGATAAGCCCGGATTAGTATGTTTATACCACTCCGTTTAAACCAATGCAACAAAAAAGGGAGCCGAAGCTCCCCTTTTTTTTGATGCCTATTAGGCTCCGGGTGAACCGAAGATGCCCAAAGGATCTGACACGCCGAAGCTATAACGCTCGCGGGCTTTGTAACGGACGTTGCCGGTATCAAAGTCACCGTCCATGCCGGTAGACATGGGGGTACGAACGAAGTGCTTCAAACCGTTAGGCACGTCTGTCAACAGGAACCAAGCATTGGTGTCTGTCAAGAAGTGGTTTACGGTATAGCCTTCAGGAATAGAACCGTTGTTCTTCAATGCGTTGATGTCATTGTCGGCTGTAGAAACGCGGAGTTCGGTTTCCAACAAACGAGTAGCAACGAACATCAATGAAGGAGGAACAACCAACTTCTTAGGCTTGGCGGCGATCAGCAAGCTACGCTCGTCTGTCCAAGCTGCGATTTGAATAACAGCGTTTTCCAACGATGTTTCATTCAAGTCAGCGGCTGTAGAAGGAGTGTTGCTGTTAGTACCACCAGAAACCAAGGGGTGAGCAGTAGAGCAAAGCACCACGCCGTCGCCGTATGTTGGGCCGCCTGTGAAGGCGTTGTTCAACACATAAGCAGCTTTAACTTGCTTGGTGTAAGCCATACCACGGGCCAAAGCCTTGGTATAACGTGAAGACAGGCTGTCGTACAAGTTATCTTCCACAGCTTCCTCTGTGATGGAGAAGCCCATCGCAATGGTTTCGTGGGTGTAACGTGCAGTCCATGCTTCCTGTGCATTGTCATAAGCGATGGCAGAACCCTCGTTTTTGACTGGTGCAGCAGAGAAACCTGACAGTTTTGTCTCTTCTTCAAAGCTACGCTCAGATGTCTCTGTTTCGTAGATTTCTTTGTGCTCTTCGCCGTATTTAGCATACTCTAAGCCAAACAAAGCATTCAAGCCGGGGAGCAACTCTTTAAGTAGCTGTGCGCGTGAAATAGCCATGATTTACTCCTTAAATACCAGTGGTATTGTTGTACTGCGCTGTATTGAACTTAACGATGAACTCGTAATAAGTTGTAGCAGTAGCTGTTGCAGGGCCTGTGGCTGTGTCAGGCACGACATCAATCACGCGAATAGGCAATGTATTGGTAGTGTTGGCGGAAGAACCGTCAATACCGTAGTACGAATCACCTGTGGTTGTAGAACCAACGTTAGCAACCAAAGCCACGTTAGAACCAACAACAGCACGGCTATAAGCTGTGGGAGTTGTGGAACCGGCGACAGTAGCGCACACGCGGAAAGCAGCACTAGGATCATCCACAACAAAGGCCATAGCCAAATTAGTTGTAGTTGAAGCAGCGGCTGGGTAAGCTTGACCAAAAGTTGGCTGGCTCATAGAGTTAATGTAAGAACAACCCATCAACACGCCCACAATGCTACCTGAATCGGTTGTACTAGCGGCAACAATGTAGCCATTAGTGTCAACTTTAACAGTATCGCCATTGAGGATTGCGGTTGCGTAAGCTGCTGCGATTGGGATTTGACGGATCGCTCCGGCGTAGGGTAGTCCGTCCAGTCGGTTGACTGGCTTGAAACCATACGTCTTATCAACGGTAGGATATGCCATTTAAGACTCCAAAAAGTTAAATACCTTTTCCGAAAGTGACCGTGGACTTACGTTCTTTGAACATAGGCATCCTCGGATCATTCTCGCGCATGTAAGTGTTATCCACAGAATTCATTTGAGCTTCCGATTGTTTTCGGTAGTAATCATTACGTTGTTCTGTAAATTCCACAGGTGTTTTGCAGAGCAACAGACCGCCTACTTCCACGCTGTCAGGAAACTTCGCATTAGCAGAAGAACCAAACAGGCGGATCTCGGGATGGTCAGAAGCCCTAACGGGTTCCCAGCCTTCGCGTAGTTTTCCAGAAATGTTAGTAGCGTCGTCTTTGCCTAACGAAGCAATTCGAATCCAGCGAAACGCATAACCCGGTTCTGGATTAGGATCGGGTAGAAGTTGGGGGGGCATCCATTGTTTAGGGCGCTCCGCCTTCTCGCGGGTATCAAGCTCTCGTGCTAAACGTGTTGACTTTTCCATTTTCATTTCCTTAACTGTTCTTCCGCAACCTTACGTGCATAGAGATCCAAAGGAACTCCAAGCCGCTTGGCGATATTCACCTGTGTCTGCGTAAGCACGATTTTTTTAGGCGCTGTGCTACGGGTTGCAGGTGCAACGTTTGATTTTTTCGGTAAAGTTGGCGCATTTACCGGTTTCTCAGACTCAAACTGATCTGGGAAAACTTGTCTAACCCGAGAATTTAACTTCTCGTAATACTCGTTGGACTGAGGATCAACTCCAGATTTAACTAGCTTGGTGTGGAGTCCAAGAGCAAAGCTAGTCATCTCATCATCAGCACCAAACCACTTATTCTCTGATTGCCACGCCATAGCTTTATGGTCTACGGGAGGCTGTTTTGTAACTTGTTGTGGTATTTGTACCTCAGTTTTTTCCTCTTGTAAAGGGGCGGGCTTAAAATTGTTCACGCGCTCCATCTTAGATTTAGCGGCAATCAATGCTTCCTGCGCATCCACAATGGCGTCTGAGTCACCTGATTCATAGGCTTCTTTGTACTTGGCTTTGGCTTTTTCAACCTCATTACCAACCACTTTTTTAGCCTGTTCTAGCAGGGCTTGCTGGTTAGTATTCAAAGAGCCTTTAAGCTTTTTATTTTCCTCAACCACAGCTTGAGCAATACGCAGGGCTTCTTCCTTTTCACGTTCCGCCGATTCTTTAGCCCGACGTTCTTCGTGGTAACCCTTAGTAAAATGCTGAATGCGTTTACGCACACCTTCATCATACTTAGTCAGTTCATCTTCGGCAAAATCCTTGGGGGGTTCTTCCATACGACTACGCCCACGGTCTTCTTCCGGAGTGTCGTCTATTACCTCGACTTCTGTTTCGCCTTCAATTTCATACTCGACTTTTTCTTCCTTGTTGGCTTTAGTTTCCAACTCATCGGGAAATTTATATTCTTCGTCTTTGGCCATGATCTACTCCTTAAGTTGGACGTTGAATGCCACGGGGGTCTTGTACAACCGCTTGAATAGAGTCATCATTAATGAGTCTCCATTCTGTACCGTGAATCTTCATGCGGGTTCCCGTGTTAGGACGTACTAACACAAAGTCACCAACTTTGCAGCTTGGGCCAGACGGAAATCTGGTAGCGTCTTTAAACGCATCGGGGCCAATCTTGGCCACAAACAACACGGGGGAAAGTAGCTCCTCGTGATACATAGCAGTAGCAGACTTTAAAATCCCAGTCTCGCTAAACTCCTCTTCTGCCTTGGGCAACATACACAAAATGTGATACGTCGCTGGATCAGGCACTTGTTTGGCTTTTTCTTCAGCGGAGGTATTGAGCACACCGCTTAGATCGACCGCACTAACATCAAAATCAGTCATCTTCAGAGTCCTTTAATTTACGCACGAGGTCACCTATTTCATACTGCGCAGTCTGGAGACCTCGGATAAAACCGCACAGTTCTTTGTAGTGATCGTAGGATTTCGCGCTACCATCACACAAAACTTCAGCTTGACTCTTACGATGCTCTTCGAGTTTAGAGGAGAGCAAATCTAGGATTCTTCTGTCCATATTTATCCTTTACCGGGTGGTTGTTGGCTCTGCATCATCTTCTGCATCATGGCCATCTTGTGCTGCTCATCGCCTTGCCCCATCTTCTGCTGGGCTTGTTGCGCTTGAATCTGTTGCTGTTGTTGCTGATTTGCAACTTCTAGAGCATGTAGCTCCTGCGCTTGCATAAGCTCTTGCTGCATACGGGCTGCCGCCATGTTTGGATCTTCACCCATCTTGGCCGCGCCCTCGCGTGCTTTGAGCCCAAGCTCTTCCGCTTTAAGCTGCAAGTCGCCACGTACTTTGAGTTCTTTGGTCTTAGCATCTTGCGCTTTGATCTGGAGTTCAGCTTGCTGCATTTGCACAAGCGGGTCTTGCTGCATTTGCTGAGCTTGCGCCTGTTGAGCCTGAGCCATGTTTGCGTTAAGGAGCTGAGCGGATGCTTGTGCAACCAACTGAGACAACTGAACTTCCACCTGCTCTGGTAACTGCTCTCCGGGTGGGGGGAGCGGCACGCCCATCTGCTCTTCAATTTTGCGACGGTATGCAAACGCTAAGTGTTCTGCAATGTGCGCTTGGATCGCAGCCATCATCTGCTGAGCCATGGGGTTTTGTCCCATCTGAGCAGCAATCATTGGGTCTTTCATAAACGTCGTATGCACAGCAATGTGCGCGTCTTGATCTTGATAGATAAACGCACGAGTTGGCTCGCCTTTGAGGAAGCCCATGTTCTCGCTAATAGGATCTTTCGGATTCTGGTCATCAACTGTGGGCACGAGCTTGTCAGCGTTCTTTATGCCTAACACTTCAATCATCTGACGGTGGAGCTGCGGCAAGTCATAGATCTGCGGAGCTTGCTGCGCCAACTGGATCACAGCTTGATACTGCATGATGCGCTGAGCCATCGTCGCGCTGTTAGGATCACTTACTGGGATAACATCAACTGAGTCGTAGTCAGACTGCTTGGCCATGCGGTCACCGCTGGCTGGGTCGTACTCATACTCTGTGGGGGCGTAGTCACGGATGATGTTCTTCAAGAGCTTAAACTCTTGCTTCATGCTGTAGTGCACACGCGCCTGCACAGCACTCATGGTCTTCAACTGACGCTCAAGAATAGCCAGCGTTGTACCTACTGGTGCGTTAGCACTCATGTCACTGACCTTCATGTCAGCAACAGAACCCAGTCGGCGACCTTCTTCCGTAATCTTGTCTAAGAGACCCGCTAAAACCTGTGATGGTTCTTTGTATGGCAGAGCCATGATGTTGTCACGGATAGAGCCAGAAGGCACATCCATATCGCGGAACTCACCCGGAGAGATTGGGGTGTCGTCATCTTTGATTCGCAAGCCGCGAGTCTTTAAGCCACCGGGCAAATTGCTTAGTGTGCCAGCATCAATGAGTTGCCTAATAAGAGATGTACCGGCCCGGGCATAGCCACCAATAAGGTGTATGAAGCCAAAGCCATAAGCACCAAAGCCGGGTATGTAGTCGTACTGGACAAAATGCTGGCGCTTAATTTTGAGAGTGTCTTCCTCTTCCCAGTTACGGTAAATAGAAAGAACTTTATTCGTACCTTTGTCAATAGAAATAATATATGGAAGCGCAATCTCATCTTCATCTTCGTAGCCGGGTAAGTTGTAATCAATTTGGATTTCATAAATCTGATAGCGGTCATCATCCGTGAGTGAGTAGCCTTGCTCATCAGCTTTTTTCTTCTCTACGTCTGTGTGTACTTGCGCAGGCTCACCCAATTCAACATCTTTATAGAAGCCCGCAACTTGCAACTTCTTAATGTCGTTCTTTGTCTTGCGCATGATGTGAGACACGCGCTCTGCTGTACGGGCACCAGAGGAACCGTAAGGAATGATGATGTCTTCCGCAGGAATAAACACTGAAGTCTGACGACCAAGAGACGGATCAAAATAAACTTTTTTGAACGCCGATCCAGCCAGACCCAAATTAAACAACATGCGCTCGTGCTCTGGGCGATACTCTGACATTACTTCTGTCAGTTGATAATTCATGTCCTCGCGTACACGCTCTGCTGCTTGCTCTTTAAGCTTGTCAATTGCACCAATAATTTCCGTCTTGACCGGGCCTTGAGCCGGAAAGGTTTCAATAATTGTTTCGCTTTGGAAACGCACTGCGGCTTCGGTAAGGACAGTTGAGAAAACACCGCAAGCACCGAGCCACGGTTCAGTACGCTCCTCATATTTCATCCCCAGAACATCTAGTCCTTTGACAAACATCTCAACCCAGTCTTTGCGGGAGTTGATGTCACCTTCAACATCACCCATGATGTCTTCAGCTACTTTTTGCAACTCGCCCTCACTCATAAACTCCGCAAGGTTAGAGTCAAACTCCTCTTCTTCGCCTTCTGTGCCGGGCTCGATCTCAATCTCTAGGCCGTCCATGCCAATGCGAACACCCTCTGGGTTCTCAATCTCAATTTCAATATCAGCCATTCCACCCATCTCTTCTTCTATACCAAGAGGTGCTGCATATAAACTTTTTTCCATTGAACTTGTAGCCATATTAATCCTTAGTAGTACGCTGCGCGTCTGCCCGATTTAAACAATCTAACTTCGTCTAGTTCATCACTAGGAAGTCGGAGGAATCCACCTTGCCTAAAGCGCATTAAAGCAAGTGTTGTCGCGTCAACCAAGTCATCATGCTCGCCTGACGGGAACGCCCCAATCTCATCAACCAATTCTTCAGCCCAACGAGTATCGG